GGTGGAGATGTCTCACAAATGTTGGAAGCTATCACAGTTTATGAGAGACGGTTGGCCACCTATGCGGGTATCAATCCAGCGGATGTCCAAAAGATGAGTGGAGATCCTCGAAGTGGTTACGCCATCGCCATCTCACGCTCCTCATTGAGAGAGGCTCAACGAAAATTTGCACCGTCGTTCCGGATAGCCGACATCCACACATTGGAGATCACCGCCAAAATCGCCAATCGATATTTGGGAACCAAATATCCAGAGCATGGATATCGAATCGAATATCACGCCATCCCACTCTCACCAACGGAGTCCAAGGAACAAAGAGAGAATATGTTGGCACTATTGGCCGCCGGTCTCATCTCCAAAGTGGACGCGATCAAAATCCTTCATCCAGACCTTGACGACATCGACGCCAAACGGATGTTGTTAAAGATCCAACAAGAGAATCTAACATTTTAACAAACTCACAAAAGGGATAAACCATGAGTAAAACCAAAATCATTGAGGGTGTAGAATACATCCAAAAGGAACATGTGGACGAGATAGTCCGTCAACGTATCGCCAAATACTCCGAGCGACTAGCCCAAACAGAGTCCAAGTTGGGAGAGTACGAGTCACAATTGGACGAGGCCAAATCCAAAATGGGATTGGTGGACAATCTCACCAGTCAAGTGGAGTCCCTACAAGGTGAACTCAAAAACTCAAACTCACGATATGAGCGCCACACCACCATCTCACAGTTTGGGATCAATGACGGTGATGTGAGAGATATGGTTGAGTGGCAATATGACCGGGCCATGAGTAACCTCCCCAAAAAGGATCGAGTCGATTTGGGTCAATGGTTGGAGACAATCAAAACGGATCCCACAACCGCTCCAAGCACGTTGAGACCATTCTTTGAGACTCAAACGGATACTCAAACGGATACAACCTCAAACGAGCCTCCACAGCCGTCTCAAAGCCTCCAACAGACACAACCACAACTCACTCCACCACCATCCTCCAACAAAGGTGTCCAATCTCAACCCACAGCGGCTCCGGACGCTTTGTTGAGCCGAGCCACGGATCCCACTTTTTACGCTCAAAACCGTCAAGCAATACGGGACGCGTATTATGCTAGATTGGGACAACATCCACCCAAGTTTTGAGAGGTGAGCTGTGGCCACGTTTAAATATTCGGACGGTGCTGGGATACCCAACCGCCATGATTTTACAAACCTATCCACCATCACCGTGACTCATGGATTGGGCTATACACCCAATATATGGATCGTCATCAATGGTGAGGTTGTGTTTGGTCAGATCACATATAATAATCTATTGACATTTACTGTCATTTTCGAGACGGTGGAGACTGGGGTGATATATTACAGGTGATTCACTTCCATGGTGGATCCAAGTTAACTTTTATCCCCAAGAGGTATACCCATGGCTCAAAGATTTTTAGCCCCAGAACTGATCGCCGAAGGCGTAATTAAACAAAAAGGAACAGTATCACACGATGAACATTTGATCACTCGTGGATATCTTCATTCAAACGTACTCAACGCAATCCACGCGGACAGCGCCAATTATTTGGAAGTTGTGAGCGATGGTGGTATCAATAAACTGAAGGTCAAGCCATTGACCGTGACGGATGTGACTGTTGACTCATCTCAAACATCACTCGCCAACTTTATCTCCAATGTATACACCGGGTCTAACTTCCAAGAGGGTGACATTGTATTTTTGGCGGCGACGTCTCCGATTGAGTCATACATCCACAACGGTGGTACAGCTGGCAACGCGGACGACTGGGAACTCATCAACAGTGGTTTGAGTGACGCTCAAATCCGTGCCAAATTCTCCGCAAGCGCTGGAATCAACTACAACTCGTCAACTGGTGAGTTTACAGCAGACCAAACCGAGATTAAAGGATTTTTCTCGGCTGGAACTGGATTGGCCTATTCAAATGGTGAATTCTCTTTGTCGGCCACCTCGGATCAAATCTCCGAAGGGTCTAACAACCTATTCCACACAGCTGCTAGAGCTCGCGCGAGTATCTCAGTGGATGCGGCTGGTTTAAATTACAACTCCGGCACAGGTGTAATCTCATTGACGGCCGATACATCACACGTGAGCGAGGACTCAAGCGCGCTTTACTTCACTCAAGCTAGAGCTCGCGGCTCGGTCTCATTGGGCGCGGTATCGTCTCCAGATGTACAACTCCTCCAATACAACTCCTCCAATGGTGAGTTTAAGGTTGAGGCGAGTGATGTATTTGCACAATTTGCAGCCGGTACCGGTCTCAGTTATGCGGATGGTGTTTACACATTGAACGCCAACACGTCTCAAGTGACCGAGGACTCAAGCGCGCTGTACTTCACTCAAGCAAGATCGAGAGGATCCATCTCGGTTGACGCTGCTGGATTGTCTTACAACTCCGGTACTGGTGTAATTACATTGACGGCCGACACGTCCCAAATTAGCGAGGATGCAAGCGCGTTATATTTCACCAATGCGAGAGCTCAAGCGGCTATCACAGCGGATCCAGCGGCTGGAAACCTTGCCAGTGTCTCCGGTGGTCAAGTGTTGGTCGCTTTGTCATCATTCCGTAAAGGTTTTGCCAATCAAACATTGGTCGCCAATACCGCTTTGGCATTGACTCACAATCTCGGTGAGCGATTGGTCCATGTCAGCGCTATGGATGGAAGTGGAAACAAAGTGGAGCTCGAAGTCACTTACACCAACGCCAACGCCGTCTCAGTTAAATCAACTGTTGGATTAACCGGGATTGACATCGCGGTATCAATCTAACCGATACACCCAACCCCACATTGGGAGTCACTCATTTGGGTGGCTCCTTTTGTTTTTTTACTTCGATCTATTGATGACGATGTGGAGGGTGGAGGATCCGGATTGGGTAGCTACCAAAAGGACTCGATTGGATTGACGTCCAATCTCCATGGGTATCTCCAAAAGATTATTGGCTGGGATAAATACATAATCGGTCACACCACCGCTCCCAAACGAGTCTCCATCATCACCATCATTGGCACAATACAAAGCCGCCGGAGATCCAATGGAGACCGCTGTGGCTCCATTTGGGAGGATGATTTTGGTGGCTGTGTTGTCGATGTTGTCTATGGTTTTGAATTTTGGATATGTGTTGACGTTGGATAGGTCATGAGTGGCCATGGTGATCTCCCTTTGATGTGAAAATGACATGTGATGTCATTGTGATAACACCATATCATAAAAATGGGTATACTACACCCAACCACATATCTCCACCACGGTGGATGATGGGAGTTGGTTATTTGTCGGATAGGTTCGCAACCGTCAACAGCGTAAAACCCGACCCATCCAAAACAAAACCAAAACCAAAAATTGTGAGAAAATACAATGAGTACAATTGATTATTCAACGCTGGGGAATTTACGTCTTGCAGCTATGATCGAAAATGAGGTGCGTGCCATCCTCTCGGACCAAGCCTCAATCCGTAATTCTGGAGCGCTCCTATTCGCTGGGGACGTCGCTGGAATCGGCTCTAAAGTAATGCGCATGCGTTATGCAAACTGGGGAGCGGCGACACCTTTCGCAACTGCTAGTGATGGCGGTGAGGTGTCTGAGGCCACATTAACTCCGTCAACCGTAGATATCACCGTGGGCCGCTCGGCTTTACGTTACGATATCAGTGATCTCGCCGCTATGACCGGGTTGGGTATGGACATCGATCCATTCTCATTGGCCAATAAAATGGCGATGAGTGCAGAGGCACGAATCAACGGTATCATCACCGCGACTTTTGCAGCTGCTTCCAACTCAGTTGGGACAAGTGGTGTGGACATGTCTGTTGATGACTTCTATGACGCGATGTTCCAATTGGAGAGCGAGTCAAACAATGGAGATTTCTATTGTATACTTCACCCACAACAATTGAGTGATCTCCGTGACTCTCTCCGTAGTGAGTCAAATAACGCTCTCGCATTCTCACCAGCTACCGAGGACATGTTGGCCATCAAAGGTCAAGGTTTCGCGGGTCGCTTTGGTGGTGTAGATATTTTCAAGTCTAGTTATGTAACAGAGGCCGCCGGTAACAAAATCGGAGCCATGATGTCTCGTGGTGGTATCGCCTACGCTGTTGGGACTCCACGTCCGTTGGCCGGTGCTGGTGTTGAAATTCGACCCGCTGGTACTCCCGTTGTAATCGGCTTCCAACGTGACGAATCCAAGGGACTCACCGAGGTTGTAGGACATTTGTATTGTGGAGCGGCGATCACTGAGGACGCTCGAATTGTTAAGATTGTTACAGACGCTTAATTTGTCATGATGAGTGGGTGGAGGGTTTTAAATTCCCTTTGTCCTTCCATTCACTCTCCTCTTTTGGAGAGTGGGTGGGTATCATCAAAATCATAAACACATATCAACAAAGGGATAAAAGATATGAGCACATTCACACCAACGACATGGACCGGAACAAAAGCCGCCGCCCAAAATCCAAAACTTAAGGTCTTTCCAAACGCTCCTTTTTATTTACTCCACCACGCATTCTCCTGGGAGCTCGTGGAAGTTGGAGAGGGAGATTGGGAGTGGCTACCAACATTTGGACAGTTGTTTGAGATCGCTGGGGTTAATGGTGTTGAGGATACACCAAACGGACCGGACTCGACCATGAGTCGGATGAGATTGATGGACAATGGTCAAACCGTCATTGATCGTGAGTTTGGGTATATTGCACGATATGAGACCACATATGGTGGATATTACTATTGTATGAAGTGGGATGTCCCAAAGGTCATCGGATCAAAGGTATTTTGGAACAATGATACAAATGCATACAATGAGTGGAGACGCGAGTTGGTTGGATTGGGTATCATTGACAAACCGGAGATCGAGGTCATCCAATCCAAAATTGCTTTATTAGATAGGAAGATCGACCGCCGTCTTAAACTCCAACACATCCCAGAGATCAAAAAGGAGATTGATGGTTTGTATGCTCTCAAAAAACAAATGAGAGAGAGTTTTGAGGCCATGCATAAACCAAAGACCAAATCCAAGTCAAAATCAAAGGGAGCGTGATTATGTCTATTTCTAGAGAACAGGTGGAGAGAGTCACCAATAGGATGTATAAGGACGCCAAAAAGAGCGGTCGAGATGTCTCACGTGAGACGGTACGTCAAGAGGTAGTTAAACGAGCCCAAACCCAAAACATTAAAAAATCCAAATAGGAGACTATCATGGCATATAACGGTAAACCCTTTTTTAAAATCCCCCGACCACTTTTGTTGGCTGGTGGATTGGATGTCCGTACAATCTCAGACGGTATCACACTTACAGATAAAGACTCATTGTTTCAGATCATCGACAGTGGTGGCAATGATGAAAATGTAATTCTCCCGGCTCAAAAAGATGGCCGTGTTTATGTCATCTCCAATGTTGGTGGGACAAACAATTTGAGCGTCCAAAACAATCTCGCCGTTGAAAAAGTCAACCTAGCTCCAAATGAGATCGCGGTGTTGGTGTCATCGGATACGGTTTGGTATGTTCTATTAAATGTTAACAACATCTAAGGATAAACGATGGCAACCGAGAGACTATACGCGCCGCGTATCCGGATCCATGAGGTACTTGAGAGATCGCGTGGGTGTACTGTGGACCTCCCTATTTACAGGGATGGATCATTGGTATCACCCACCGCGGCCTTTTTCAGACTTCAAGATCCAAATGGTAACGATGTTATATCTCGGACATCCGTATCAATCATCGCCAACGTGGCAACCTACACAATCTCACCAAGCGAGCTCCCATCCACACTCTCATTGGATGACGGATATCTTCAATACTGGGAGTTGACGATTGGTGGAGTGGTCCACACCTTCAAAAAACCAACCGCCATCGCTTTGAGTGCTTTGTATCCGGTGATAAGTGATTTGGATTTGGAGGCGGAGTATTCCGATCTTGCTTCCATCCGTCCATCCTCATTGGGCTCGAGTTATCAAACGTACATTGACGAGGCATGGGTCCAACTCATCCAACGGGTGAGAGACCAAGGCAACATTGAGTATTTGATCATGTCTCCACAATCGTTGAGATCATGCCATAAAAATCTCACCTTTTATCTCATATTCAAGGACATGGACTCCAGTGGATTGGGAGAGGGACGATATTTGGATTTGGCCAAAACCCATCGAAAAGAGATGGAATTTGACTTTAAGCGGTTGAAGTTCACATATGATCAAAACCAAGATGGCAAGGTGGACGACAAAAATGGACGCCGGGCCAATCTCGGAGTCATATACACCAGCGCTCCACCCATATGGTATCGGAGACGCTAGATGATTGTATCACTCGCCACAATACGTCAACGATTTGCCACTCAAATAGCCACCTTGAGTGGTTTTACTGAGAGTCGTAACCCGTTTGACGGATATGGACGGTCACCAAATACGATCGCTCATAAAAGATTCTCGGTTGGGATCCGGTCCGTGTCTAGTCGTGACGATGATCGTCAACGTCGTGGAGTGGGTGTCATGACCTCCACGGAGGTGATGGTCCGTTATGCCTTCAGAATACGACCAAAGGACCAGATTGAGAGTTTTGATGATGGTTTGGACAGTGCTCAAACGGTCATTAATGCCATCACAAAACGATCTACACCGCTCCACGATGAACTCCAAATCCGATTTGGTGGGATGGACAATGAATTGAGTGATTCTGGAGAATGGTTGTCAATCACATTGGCTTTTGAAGTGCTACACTATTTATATCTAACCTAACACAAAACACATCAAGGAGGCTATCATGGCCGATAGTACAGTAGTAACAACCCGTAGAGACGGAAAAATCACGATTACGGACGGCGCCGCATCCAGTTATGAGGTATCGTTTGAGGTCGGTGACTTCGCTAGCGCCGAGCCCGGAGCGGATCGCGTGGTGATTCGAGATCGTGGAGCCATTGTGGGACTGAGAGAGGGCGATGATCCTGTAATCAATATCTCATTCTCGGTACACATGAGATCATTGACGGACACAACAGCTGACAACCTCATGGATCGAATCTATAACCGTGGTTTTAATGCTGGAGCTCCTCTCACCTCAACTGGTGGAGATGGCTTCCAACAATTCCTCCAGACTGTTGTTTTTGAAGTTGACACCCAAACATTGGGATCCGGTAAAACATACACGGCGACATATTCAAAAGTATATCTCGAAGTATCCAACTTGAGTGAGAGTGCAGATGGTAACACCATTGAGGTAACTGGAGAGGTTTATGGCGGCGTTGCATACGTCCAAGCATAACCAAGAGTAACAAAGGGAGTAACTCATGGATAAAATCAACATGACGACATTTGGAGAGGTGGAAGTGATCAAACCTCCTCTCTCCACATGTTTTGACATCGTCTCAATGTGGAGCGACGATCAAACACGAGCGGCCATGGGTCGAGTTTGTGCGATGGCGCTTTGTATATGTCTCAACGACTACCGTCTTCCAAAGGTGAGACATCTCGTGGATGTCCATAAATATGGCTCAACGTGTTTGGATACGCTGTTGGGCGCTGGAGTCCCGGTCAATGAGATATTGGAGATTGGGATGGTGTGCATTGGAGAGATGGCCAAATCACTCCCATCATCCAACGAGGTCCAAGAAACTGAAAATTTTACCGAACCACCACGAGTGGATCCATAGAGAGAACAGGATTTGCAATCTCAAGATTTTGGAACCGTGATCCATATTGGTTCCAATCATTGGACAAGGATCTCCAATCTCGTCTCTATGTTGATTTTATGATGGTCCATGAGTCACCACAGGTGTCCAAGCGTAAAAAGGTGGACGCTCAAAAAGACAAAATCAAACAATGGAGATCCAAATGAGTAAGGTGTTGAGATATGGGAAGGGGAGAGGGACCATTGAGATTGAAGGGACTCAACGTGATCTCATATTGGGTACAATACGCGCGGCGGATCCATCCATTATCAAAGTGTTGGAAGAAACCACCGAACAACTAGCCAAGAAAAGTGAGGAGCGTTGGTTGGTCCGTCAACCAAAATATGGACGGTCTCAAGGCTCCAAAGGACAACACAAAACCGGACTCCGTATTATTCCACCTTACACCATTGAGGCTTTTGTTGAGAATACGGCGGATTATGCGTGGGCGATCAAAGTGGGACCGGACTCCAACACCAACATCCGTCAGGGGAGACGATTGGCGGCGGTGGTTTTGTGGGATCCAGCTCGGCGCGGTACTCAAAAAGTAGTTGAGGCCATCGCCCAAGAGACGGTTAAACGATTGAGGAAGATATGAGACACTTTGTCAAAATGATGACAGCACGTGTCAAATGTTTTGTGTATGGTGTATTGATACTCATGGCCATCGTGGTCGTGGTGATTGGAGAGAGTTATGGCGGACGTCAATAAAAGTGTAGCGATTAATTACAGCGCTTCAACCGAGCAATTGGAAAAAGCACTTAAGAAGATCCCAAACATCACGGACAAGGAAGCGACAAAAGCCGCGGGAGAGTTGGACAAAAATTTTAAAAAAATGGAGTCAAGCGCCGAAAAGACGTCCAAAAACGTCTCTCAAAAAATGAAGAAGATAGGAAAATCCATGGCGATGGTGGGAGCGAGTGTGGCCGCCGTCACTGGTGGCGTCGTGATGTTGTCTCAACGATTTGCAGACCTCACCAATGAGTTGGTGGACGCCTCCACCAAAACGGGGATCGCCGTTGATACATTGGCCGGTTTGAGATTGGCCGCGGAGGGATCCGGTTTGGCTTTCGCAAATCTCGAAGGTGGTTTGATAAAGTTCCAAGGGTCAATGGATCAGGCCGCGAGCGGTTCCAAAAACCTTGAGGAAACATTCAATCAATTGGGTGTCAGTGTAAAGGATTCCAATGGAGAGTTGAGGGACGCGGATACGGTATTCAATGAGACCGTAAAAGCGTTGGGAGGGATGGAAAATCAAACCCAGCGTAATGCCATGGCGATGGAGTTGTTTGGACGTCAAAGTGGACCAGCGCTCATCCAATCCGGAGCGTTAGACAACCTCGAATCAATGACCGCGTTGGCTAGTGAGTTTGGTGTGGCCATCAATGAGGATGGGATCCAATCCATGGCACAATTTCAGAGGGTGATGGCCGAGTTTGGGACCGTCTCCATGGGTACTCTCCAAAACGTCATTGGATCCATAGCCGGTCCAAATAGTATCAACATGGCCGTCCAAGGCGCTTCCCAGGCTGTTGTGTTTATGGGATCCGTATTTGGAACCGTATTGGGTGGAATATCCCAAGGTTTTGAGAATGTGATTGGGTTGATAAATGTGGCCACATTGTCAATGAGTGGAGATGTGGACATGGCTCGCGCGGTGTTGGGTGATCTCCAACGTGAGACATCCACCGCGGTTGACAATCTCTCCAATGTGTTTGTCATTGCCAATGATGAGTTGGATCGGTTCAATGAGTTGTCATCATCGTCATTGGGTCCACAAACCATGTCTCAAACTGCTGAAGGTGCAGACCGAGCCCAAAAAAACATCAATAAAATGGGAGACGCCACCAAAGCACTCATGGAGCTCAACAAACAACTCAATGATGATTTTAATGAGTCATTGGACATCTATGATGATTTGACTTTAAAAGTATCGGAGCGATTGACTCCAGAGTTTGAAAAACAACGTCGAGCCGTCCACCAACTCGGAAATGAGATTGAGAATCAAACCAAAGAATTAGACTATCAAATGGGAGTCCTATTGGACCAAGCGGCGTCCCGTGAGTTGTCGGTTGAGGAACAAGAGAGACTCAATCAACTGGTGGATGAGATCAATGGTTTGGAGGATTTGAGCGCGGAAAATCGAAAAGCGGAGATCAATGAGATGACCGCGTTGAGAGATGAGGCATATCAAAAGCGACTCGAACAAATCCAAGATGAGACGGATTTGGAACTCCAAAACCAACAAATGATCATTGAGAAGTATCAAGAAAAAATATCCATGATCACCTCTATGGGTCAAAATATATTTGAGGCTTTTGGAGCCATCTCCCAAGCATTTTCGGACATCAATCAAAGTCAACTCGAACAAATCAAAAATCAAGTGGATGAGGAGACCAAAGCGATCGATGAGCTATACAAACGAGGTGAGATGAGCGCCAACGAGGCCGCCACCACAAAAGCGTCCATTGAAAAGGGATTCCAAGATCAACAAAAAGAGATGAAGTTGAGAGAGTTTAAGCGCAACAAAGCCGCCACGATGGCGGATATTGCTTTCAAATTGGCCGCCGGTATCGCTCAGGCATTGACACTTCCACCGATAGCCCGTGGGATCCGGATCGCCTCTCTCACGGCCATAGCCGGAGCCCAAACCGCGTCCGTGGCCTCTCAACAGCCACCAAAATTCGATGTGGGTGGGATGGTAGGTCAATCGGATGGCGCTCCGGATGTTGTCAACGCCAATTTACTTCGTGGTGAGGCGGTGTTGGATCGAGCGACCGTGGATCGGTTGGGAGGTCAACAAGGTGTCCAAGCGCTCCAAAATGGTGGTGGTGTTGGGTCACAGGTCGTGATAATACAACCCTTTAAACACTTTGACAGGTACAATAAAGCGATGAGTCAACGGATGTCTCAACGCGCTGGGAGTGGAGGATACTGATGGCCAATATAACACCGAACAGCATACGAGGATTTTTGGTCCCGTTTAAGCTAACAGCCGATCATTTTTGGAGTGATCAATCCACATTGACTCAAAATGGGTCATTGTCTGGGATCCCAGTGTCAAACAATGACTCACCATTGGTGGTGACGTCCAAAGGTGTCCAAACTCAAGACGTCCAGATCAAAACCCATGAGCCGGGCCACATCCAAGACGGCGCCGGTTTTATTTGGAAGTATTCCACGGACACTCTCCACTATGGCCATGAGACACCAGCCAAGGTCATGGACGTGACCATGGAACAATCACCAGCTGTAAACAACAAATACATCCCACGTCACACCATCCGTCTCTCAACTGGGACCGTGTTGGTGGCGGTGGAACACACCACAGTCACTCAAAACAATACTCGAGTCTATAGAATAGGCGTGGATGGTACCTCATCCAGTGTACAGGTTGACACGGTGGACGCGTCCACACTGTTGTCAAATGACCGATTTCCAACGATTATGGAGCTTCCAAACGGATCCATCAATTTGGCGGTGTGGGTGATTGATGACATCAAAAAATTAGCCAACGTACAAATCTACAAATCTACGGATGATGGTGTGACATGGACGTTGGTCTCACGTCGTGCACTTCCTGAGGATGTGGATGTGAGTGGAGTATTTGGAGCCGGCGCGGCTGGTTTTGAACTTCAACCACTCACGATGGCGGCCACGGCCAATCAAGTCCTTCTATTTGCAGCCATCAACCTCCATGATACGTCTCCAACCTTTGGATCTCGTGTGAGACAATATGGATCCACCAATGGTGGTCTTAAGTTTCAATTTGTGGATGAGAGTGAGAGTGGAGATGGCTCCCACTTCTATCTCCCACAAATCGTGGAGTTTAATGGAGTTTTGATCATTGGGTATATTGCCAGCGCGGACAGTATCAAATTCACACGAATCACCAACGCTTTTGACAGTGTATTTGATCAACTCGGACTCATCCCGGCGGACTCAATATCCGGATCATTCGCCACCGGTACATCCAACCGGTTGACGGGTGGTGATTGGACATTGGTGTTGGATACCGATGGACGTTTATACATTTACATCAACAAACTCTCCAAAACCATCATCCATGGTGGATATTCTGATTTGGCTGGTGTCAGTGTGGAGGAATACGCAAAAAAATGGTATCAATATGGCGATACTACTGGGACTTTTGCCAATAGTCGAGTGATTGAGTTTGAGACACCGACCCACAACGGTGGAGGATGTGAAAACATCAAAGCCGTAGCCGGCCAAGGTGAGATCATGATGTTTTGTAATTGGACCAACATTGGGACCAATAGTTTGGCCGATGGTCTCCACATCATCACATTGGGTGGATGGTCAACTCAACAGTATGGACGCCTCCAACCGTATCCCATAGATAGTCAATGGGGATATGATCTCAATACGTGGACACCATTTGACGAGCCTCAACAAAATAGTCTATGGACACAAAATGTAACAGGTGGATCCACGGATGTATTGGGTGGAGATCACATCACACTCAACGCCGCTGGGAGTGATGTCATTTACTACTCCCAAGGGGTATCCGACAAAACCAATGGAGTGACTCTCCACACAAAGATCACCAATGTGACCGGTGGAACCGTGACACGTGGGACGGCCATTGGAGTCCAAATCCAAAATCAATCATCAACCAACACATATCATTTGGAGATTGTCGTGGGCTCCGATCGTATCCACGTTTATGATGTACACGCCGGATATGGATCAGCTGTTGGAAGTGCCACCGGTTTGACGCTTACAAATGGGATCCAAATCCTTTGTCATCTCGACAACTCCAATGGTGAGGTTCACGTCTATTTTGGAGACGCATTCTCACCACGACAATATCAAAGAATAACGGGGATACTAACCACGGACACCAACACAACTCAACAAATATATTGGGGATGTCCCACAGCTGGTGGAGCGGATAGGACCGCGGATTATCACTTTTTCTCATATGGATTGGGAGCGACTGTGGGAGATGGGTGGATTGATGGTGATCTCAACGCGAAACAATATTCACCTCGAGGATTTGACACCCAAATCCGTGATGGGTTGACCATCTCCACATTGGATGGACCGGCTCGAGAGGGAGACGAGTACACATTGACTCCCCAGTTTGGATCACCGGTCCAACGTACTCTCCACACCGTCTCACCATCTCCACACGTTGGATGGAGATCGGACGCGGTGACCAATGCGGACACAACAGCCGTCTCCACCTCCTCAATCGCGTGGTATTTGGACACAACTCTCAAGGGGACCGCCGTCACCCATACGGAGTCTCAAGCGATTGGAGTACACTTGACGGGTGTCAACTTTAAACAATTTTTGATTGAGACTCACAATGGGACCTCATGGTCCACAGCGGCCACGGTGGACAACAGTGTTGGAGGCGCTATAGCCTTTACACGAGTGGGAGCCGCCATCCACTCGACTCAAGCCAATGGACCATATCTCCACCTCAATGAGTGTGATGGGTGGTCCATTTTGTTGGATGATGGAGCCGGTAACGTGGTTCAACGTCGAGTCCAATCCAATGGTGATGGAGTGTTGGCCAATACCTCATCCAAAAAGGCATATCTCACCATTGAAGGAGTCAAAGCGACGGATCCCGCGAGTGGGACAATGACGTTGATCCCATCCAAAGTGACGGTGTTAATCAACAAAGATGAGTTGAGTGGGTTTAGACTCAATATCACCAGTCAAAAGACCGCGGAGGGATATTTTGAGATTGGGACCATGGTCACCGGTCCTTTGGTCATAGCCGGTCCACAATATGGACGTGGACGGACCATCCAGATTGAGTCCAATGTCATTGAGAACACCGCGCCAAATGGAACAATCTACACCTCAAGCCGTGGAAGTGATGGACGTGTGGTGAGAATAGCGTGGACGGATGGAGTGGACACATCATCACTCAACGCCGCTCAAGCCAATCCAAATCATTACGAATTGTACACCGGTCAACCAATAGCCGTCAATGGAAGCGCTCCCACGGCCATGATGGGACTCATCCAATATCTCAAGTCGTCTCAAAATGCTATTGTATACCTTCCAAACATCGCCACCGGTCCATCATCGGAGGTGGTGTTGAATAGATACCACAATCAAATCCTCACCACCATTGGGACCGAGATCCAGATTGACCACGTTATTGGTGACGAGCTACTCCCAAATAATATGGGTGAGGTGTTCCGAGTCTCCACGGTTTTGTTGAAAGAGGTGAGATAAATGTTGGGTTTTACTTCCAATCAGTTGATGGGATCCACACCGGTGTTTTGTGTGGAGTTTGAGTGGGGTGGACGTGTTCACCGATACGCCACCCACAACATCACACTTCAATCCAACGGCGGTCCACTCCACTATCTCCCATCCATCATGGAGTTTGATTTTGTGGAGAGCGCGGATTTGACGTCCATCAATGTGGAGGCCAATATTGTGTCCATGGGACTCATCATGGATGATGTGGATTTGTTGGAGAGATGGAGTCACGGTGACACCATCGAAGGATTGGACGCGGAGTTTTTTTATGTACTCATGAGATATGATGTGGCTCAACAGGATTTTGAGGATCGTGTGGTTTTGTATCGTGGTCAAATCCAAGAGCCACAATTTGGAGATCCCAACCAATTCCACCAACTCGTCTCCATATCCATTGAGGTTCAACCATATGACTCCAACCGGCTGTTGATGGACTCCAATAAATACATTGATACACGGTTCCCAAATAGACACATCGACACCTCCGATGGTAAGATTTTTCCTATTATATTGGGATCGGCTGGTGGATTGATACGGACTACAGCCGGGACAACCAAAAATATCCACGCTCTCCCGTCCTATTGTGTCCACACTCATGACGCCTCCAATGACGCTCGTTTTATGGTGGCCGGTCATCCCATCACCGCCACGAGTGCAGTGATCCAAGATGACAAATATGACACCGACACAAAAACCATCCAATTTGATGACGATGGACGTGGGAATATATACGCGTATATCGAACTTGACACGAGTGATGACGTGGCCATCCCCGGCTCCACTGTCAATGGTGAGTCACGTGAGTGGTGGGTGTACATGACCGGCGGTGGTGGTTTGGTCAATCCATTTGGAGACGGTGATCTTCAAGGCGCTGGAGATATTTGTCGTTGGGCGCTTCAACGGAGCGGACAAATCATTGATGATGGAGCGTGGGCCAATCTTGCTCCAATACTCAACCAATACAATTTTGAGGGATACATCAACGATCCAAAAATCACCGCGTGGAGTTGGCTCAACGGTAACATCCTTCCATTTTTGCCCATCACGGTCCGTATGGGTCCAAAGGGATTGAGACCGGTGTTGATACAACTGTGGGCATTGACTCACGTGACATCGATGGCGTCCATCACGGTTGACGATGACTCCAACGTGACTCAAGTCTCACCCATCAACACCATCCGATCCACATCCCAGTTGATGAACCAATTTACACTCCGATGGGGTAAACGTGGATATGATCAGGAATATACATCCATGGTGAGAGTCACCAATATCAAATCCGAGGATTATGATGTCGTGAGTGACTACTCTATTTTATCCGTCAACCGGTATGGAGTCAAACCCATGGCCATGGATAGTGATTACATCTATGACCGTGACACGGCCATCAAGGTCTCAATGGACATGGTGAGGTCAAGATGTCTCCCAGTTAACACCATTGAGGTGGATGTGGATATGGAGTTGGGATGGCTCCAGGTTGGAGACGTGTTGGATGTCACAGCTCCCAAAATCTATTTGACAAACCACAAAATGATCATCATATCCAAACGGTGGCTCGATATTCGATGGCGTTGGGAGTTGGCTTTTGAGATGAATCCACGCCAATGACACCCAATGTCATCGTGGATGACCATTGACACAAAATGGAGTATATTGACACCATGATCGTATTTTTGGACCGTCAACACCATGGTAAACCAAACCGGTGGAGTGATTGTGGAGCCGTCAATGATGGCGTCCATGAGACTCGATTGACGTCCCAATATATCCATCATTGTGAGTGGAAGTTGAGAGAACATGGGATTGACGTTGTGGTGATATCTGATGGATATTACTCCCAACGTCATGACCGTGTCAACAAATACGCTCAAGGCCATGATCGCTCGGTGTATGTCTCATGCCATGTCAACGCCGGCGGTGGAGACTATGGATCGGTATTCTATGACCATAGATCCACGAGTGGAGAGGTGTTGGCGGATTGTATCAATAGACGTCTCCATGAGTGGTGTGGACCACTACACAACAAAACCAAAACCATCGCGGCAAAACCAGACCATTGGACATCCAACGCATACAACACCATCAAGGGAGTTGGAGCGCCCGTGGCGGTATGTTTTGAGCCGTTTTTCATTGACTGCGAATCTCACAAAGAGCTCATGACCCATCATGGATGTGAGTTGGTTGGAGTCGCTTTGGCTGTTGGAATCAAATCTTTTTTACTGGAGTAAATCATGGCAATATTGGACCTATCATCAACAAATCAATATCCACTTATCCAACGCGTAGCATTGGACACGGCGGCTCAAGAAATTACACTTCCGGAGGCTTGTACAGAAATAAAATTGATTTGTCCCACCGCTTTTCATTTTGCAAATGTTGGAAGTGATGACGAGGCTTTTGGTGGTGCTATTACTCAATATGGGTCAATCCCAGCAAATCACGAGCTAAAAATCCCAATGGAGACCGGTAACCAAGACAACAAAAAATTGTTGGTAGGTGCTCAGAGTGGAACAGACAATTTAACATTGATTATTATCAAAAAATAAGGGGAGTAAATCATGGACTGGAACAAAATCAAAATGGTCGCCGCTATACTCAAAGCCATCCAACCCATCATTTGGGCATTGGTGGACGACATCATTGAGGCCAAAGACAAAGAGAGTGATGGTGGTGAGAAGATCACCAAAGAGGAGCGCCAACAAATCATCCTTGACAACCTGTTGGACATCCCAGCCAAAATCGAACCATTGATCAAAGGTTTGTAATGGGTCACGAACAACTCATAACTCTTCTCATGCAAGGCGGGCCGAATGTGGCCTTCGCCGTGTTTTTATTGTGGCAATACAAAGAGCAACAAAAGCGAGCGGATGACCGTGAGACCAAAAATGAACAACGTGAGAAGGATCTTCGCGAGCGATATGACAAGATCATTGGAGATCTCTACGCCCGTGAGGACGCCATGAGGAATGATATCGTCAAAGAGATATCAGACCTTGATAAACGGATGAGTCTATTGGAACAAAAATTAGACATCATCTCCAAAGTGGTGGAAGAAATAAAAGCCAAATTCCAAAGGGTGGTTTGATATGCCAATAGAGAGAGTAAGTGGTGGATATCGTGTCAAAAACACAACCAAAGTCCATCGAACCAAACGAGCGGCCATGAGACAAATGATGGCCATCAAAGCAAGCCAAGCCAAGAAGAAAAAGAAGATCAAACGATCCTATTGATTTGATAAGAGTCGAATCATTTTTATCATCGCGTCCACATCCATGATGGTGAGATAAACGTGATCATCACCACGAGCCCGGACAACTTCCACATGTTCTTTGATGGCGTCGAGCTGTGGAGTGTGGCCAATGGTGGGAATGATACAAAGTTTGTACAATCTCACCAAATCCTCAACATCCTTTTGAGCGGTGTGGGCGTTATGGTGGGACCATCCAAGGAGAGTCCGGAGTTTGGACATGGACGCGCTCGGAGTTGGGATGTGTTCCCAGACTAGTGATTGGGTGTCCAGCTTCCTCCACGTGATCTTTTGACCGCTGGTGGATTTGATATGGTGGTCGAGCCAATACCAATCAAATGACACATTGTGAGCACAAAAGATCCCATATTCTAGAATACGGAATATCTCACCACAAACATCCTCCCACAGTGGAGCCATGGACCATCTCTCATCCGTATATCCATTGACCTCCAAAGCGCGTGGATTGGCCCGGTCGAGATGTTGTGGTTTGATGTACGTGTGATAGCGGTCCGAGATGGTGTGGCCGCCGTCTCTCGAGGTCCAAATACAAACCTCAATGATCTCACCAACTCTCCAATCAAAATGGGTGGTCTCAATGTCCACAAAGTGGATGGGATA